TTGTCATCGGTGAATCTGATTGTGTTGTTTGAGTTCTATTAGATCTTAATTGTGCTTCAAGGACATCGGACATACCAAACACACTAGCTGGATCTGTTGTCGTTGCAGAGGTTCCATCATCACTTGATCTAAAAAAATCGTAATCTGCCTGACCCTCTACAAGATCTAGATTTGTTGAACCTATTTCCCAATAGTGAATACCTCTATTACCCCATTCTTGAAATAAAATATTTAGAGTTCTTCTAGCATTTTTTAATTGATAGCCAGCAACATTTTGCTGACCTATTCTTTCAAAAGCCTCTTCTATTATTTCATCAATAGCAAAAGTTTTATCAAACGTTGTTGTTCCTGAGGTAGTGTTAGCCATTTAAGCTCCTAGCCGTCAAAATATATCGATAGACCTTCTACTGCTCCTGATGTCGCTTGCATAAAACATCCATCTGGAAAACGAATTCCATCATCAGGTATATAAGGATCTATAAGATCATTTCTTACATATTCTGTATGAAAGGCAGTCCCAGTTTGACTTCCATTTTTAAAATTAATATGTCCAGCAGCTGCTCCGTTTCCACTCATTCCTCTAATTCTAGTTGCTCCTGCAAAAAGAGTTCCAGTGGTTGCACCATCTTTTACACCTGCAGAAATGTTTGTTGCAATACTCGAATCAGAACTAATACTTGTTACAGTTAAAAAAGTTCCACTTACATCTACAGTGTTAGCGTTAGGTCCAGCTCTAGTTACAGTTGCTGCGTCTCCGTTAGCGTCTGTTCCAACTATGGTAAAAGTAGAACCAGAGTTGTTACCAGTAGAGGTTAGAGTTATAGTTTGTGCATTTACAAACTCTCCAACATCTATGTTTAAAGAAGTAGCTGTGCCAACCGCAGAAACCATGGAAGTGTGAGTTCCCTGTACAAATCGTTTTGATTTTATATCTGTTGCCATTTTTTCTCCTTAAAATTAATATGTGGGGCCGAGGCCCCACAATAATTATTTATTAGTTAGTATCGTTAACTTGCTGTGTCCAGTAAACGTTTAACACACCTTCTCCGGCAGTTAAAGCATCATCTGTTTTAGCAGAAATAACAACAGCTTTGTCCATCTCGTAACCAGCTGCATCGTCATCTGAAACATTTAAACAATTTTTCATTTGAGCAACTGTTTGATCCATACCAGTTGGTATGTGATGAGAAGCAACGGCTTTTACATCATTGTCTGAATCACCTGCAAAGTAGTCAAGATCTAAACTGTTAAGAGTAGCTCCTGATGCCTGTGCAACGTTAGCACCGATTTGCATGTCGAAACCAGCTGTATCGAAAGCCTCGTTAACTACAAATCTAATATCATTGATTCTAGAAAATTTAGGAATCACAATATTGTTTGCTAAGTTTTTACCAGATGTTGTTGAAGACTGACCAAGTGGGTATTCGTTAAATAACGATCTACACACAACAGAAATTAATCCAGTTTCAATTACACCAACTTCTAAAGTTCCAGCTGTTCCAGATCCATCGATTGCAATGGAAGTCACAGTTTTAAAAGTTTTAGTTGAAGTTGCAACACCAGCATTTGCCATTGTTACATCTTCTGTCTGTGCATTATCTAAAACGTCAGTCCCAGTAACTGTTGCAGTTCTTGCAGAGTCATTACCAGCGGATGTTAAAGTGATTACAGATGCAGCTTCAAAACCACCATCAGAAGTTATTCCAGGTACGTTAAGAGTTGAATCTACTAATGTAACAGAAGTTGTACTAGCTCCGTTAGAACCAGTCACAGCTAATCTGTTAGCGTCAGTTGTTACAGTAAAATTACTGTGGTTTACAGGGAAAGATGCGTGACACTCTACGAATGCAACGTTTCTTACATTAC